GTCACGTCCGACAAGACCGAAGATCCTTGACATCCTAAAGGCCAAAGAACCACGGAAACCAAGCTCGTCAGGATAGGCACGAACGGACCTCAGAGCACCGAGGTGCCATGAGAAGAACGTTCGTGCCGCCTTCCAAGCGACTTCCGTGGGCTGGCCCCGGACAAAGGAATGAAAAGAGGCTCCCAGAGAATTGACGAACTCGACCGGTCGAAGCATCCCGAACCGAAGAGTGGGCACAACGAAAAGTGCCCCACTCGAATCCCATTCAAAGAGGGTGGAATTCAACGAACCATGGTTCGGGTCGACCGAAGTCTTTGTCTCCTCGACCTCGAGGCCGAGTTCGTAAACAACCTTCATCCATCTCTCAGCAAAACCGGACGGAGCTTGAAATAAGATGTCATCGCCATTGATCAGAAGGGGCATTCTGCGAAGCCCCTCTTCCCGGCGTGAGTACTCAAAACTCAAAAAGTTTTGTATACAAAGCAATGGGAAGGATAGGTAAGAGCCCATCATCTGACCACGACTGACCTTAACTTCAATATCATAGTCCAGGTTGTACAAGAGAGGCCGTAAGATACCCCGAGCGTGATTACGAACCGAAATTGGAACGGAGGCCGAGGCCTCTAAAATCACGTCAAGAATAGTCTCCGCCACCTCGAGAGATAGATTATCGGTAGCTGAACGATAATCTCCAGACACCAGCATCCCGCCGGCCGAGCGAGCAAACCCGGCGCGCGCTAACTTCTCCGCTGTTGGATCACCGCGACAGATCCACTTCGTCGTCCTAGATAAGTGCTCATAGATGGACTTATGAAGGGGACGAAGGACCAACTCTTCCGAGGAAAACTTAGTCAAAGGTCTGGGTTTTCCAGCGGACTGAACGACCATAAGTTGACCGCAACAGGGTGGCAAGTCGTATGGGCGCGCACCCAGGACCCGATCAAGCAACTCGATCTGATCCTGGACGGCCCCCATACAGCCCCCCTCGAGGCGTGTAGAGTCGGTAGTCCCAGCGAGGCCCGGCGTATTCGTGTAAGCAAAACCCGAGTAGAGATGCGCGTCCCATCCCTTGCGGAACAGACGCTGCGTCTCCCTCCTCACGAATCCCAGGTAACCGGAAGGT